AGCTACACAAATTTGTTCTTTTGAAGAACAACCTGATTTAAAATATGGAGACAGAATCCACAGACCTTATCCAAATGACTTAGTTGTAAACGACTATGTTAAATACACAGATACAACTCAGCAAGACTTAGTTGGAACTGATGAATACTTAGACATCGACCAATCAAAAGAAATCTCTTTCGCTATAGATGAAGTAGATTGGATTCAAATGAAATACGATCTAGAAAACAGCTATGTAGAAAGAGCTGCTTACAGATTGGCTAACGACATTGATGGTAAAGTATTATCTGAAGTTTCAAATGCTGTTGTAACTATGGATGCAGGAGACATTGGAGGAACTGCTGGACAAGCTATTAGCTTATCTACTTCTAACTGTCTTAATACTGTTATGACTGCAGGTGCTAAACTTACAGCTAACGGATGTGAAATGGATAAAACTTGGGCTTTGGTAGTATCTCCAAAGATGGCAAGTGTTATCGCTCAAACTGTAGCTCAAGACTGATTCAGCTTAGCTGACTTAGCTTTGAAAAACGGATATGCTGGAAACTTTGCTGGATATAAAGTATATTCTTCAAACAACGTAGCTCACTCTAGAACTATCAGCTTCTCAAGTGTAGTTGCTACAGATGCTATTACTATCGGAGGAGTTACTTTCACTTTCGTTTCATCTTCTCCAAGTGCTGCAGGAGATGTATTGAAAGGAGCCAACGATGCTGCTGCTTTAACTAACTTAGCTGCTGCTGTTAACGGAGCTGCAGGTGCAGGAACTACTTACGTAGAATTAAGTGCTGCTGACAGAGCTAAATTAAAGAACGCTAAAGTTCACTTAGATGGAACTACAGGAGTCCTTACAACTGCTGGAGATGTATTAGTTTCTACATCTGACACAACTATTACTGTTGGTGCTGAAGAAGCTCATGCTATTCTTTGTAGACCAGGTGCAATCGATTTGGTTATGCAACAGAACATAGATGTAAGAAAGAATCCATTACCTAAACAGAAAGCTGATTACTACATAATTTCTTGCCTTTACGGAGTTAAAACTTTCACTGAAGGTGCTGAAAGAATGGTATCAATCAAGGTTGCTGCTTAGTAAAGATTTCATACTCGGAGGGCTGAGAGATCAACCCTCCTAAATGAAACTTTTATTTAGAAACAATTAGCTAATGGATGTATCTACAATAATCAATTTATCAAGAAAACAGACTTCTACTACTGCATGACAGATAGCAGATGCTGATTATCTAACATATCTAAACATTATCTATAAAGATATATTCTCAAGATTATCTGTAAACTCTAAAAAATACACTTGGCAGAGTTTTACAACAGATGTAGTTGCATGACAACAAGAGTATATCATTCCTCAACCATCTGACACTCAGACTTGATTAAAGCTAGTGTTAGATTGTTTTTATATTCATGACTGAAAGGATAAGAGAATCCCAATATATGATGCTAGTATCAATATAGACTATGAGATAAACAAGAATAAGAGACCATACTGAGTGTTAAGAGATGGCAGTATTTTTATCTATCCTGTACCTGAGGAAGATATAGCTAATTGACTTCGCTTAGAATGAAAATACATACCGTTAGACCTAACATTAACTGACACTTCTGATGAAATAAAATTAGCTCCAGAGTATCATAACATCTTAGTTAAGTGATTGAACAGTTTAGTATTTGGAGAGAAACAAGTATTTGATAAACAACAACTACGAGAGGGATATTATTTGCAAGCTATACAGCAGATGCAAACAGAATGATGTTTTGATAATGAGAGTGGGTATCAAGTAATTGATCCATATTTATGATTCTTAGAATAAAACTATGGCAGAAAGTAATGTAGTAGCACCAATATTTAGATGAGCTAATTGATGAATAGCTGATGATATTTTTACAGGAATTCAGAATAGCTATTTTTATAGTGAAAATATAGAAGTAAGAGAAAATAGTAAATGAATAAGTCTGAGTAAAAAACTAATGCAAGCTACAACTAGCACGGATAAAATAAATGTTATAGTTAAAGCTGAGAGTAATTTATTTATTGCCTGATGAGCTAGTTGAGTATGTAAGAAATGTAAGAATGGGAATTGGAGTGCAGTAACAACAGGGATAAATCAAGCTCGAGTTTCAGCTGCAGTATTTAATGATTATTTATATTTCGCTACAAGGAGTGTATTATATAAAGTAGCAATAAGTGATTTTAGTAGTTCTTCTGTTACTCCAACTAAAGTAGATGATTTAACAAGCTCAGCACATCATCCTATGCTAGTAAGTATGGGAGATTTATATATCTGAAATGGAAGTAAATTATCAAAGGTAGATGTAAGTAATGTATTCTCAGATTTGTTTACTATGGAGACTTGATGAGTAATTACAAAGCTAAACGATTTGTGATGAGCTATTAGAGTAATTACACAATCAGCTTTATGAAACTCTAATATCTATCTATGGGATTGAGTAAGCGAACTTCCAGATGAAACTATCCCTCTTATATGATATGTAACATATCAAAGTCAGATTTTTAATGGTTATCCTTATTTAATTACAAATAGAGGTTTATGAATACTAGACTGATATAAAATCTATCCACTAAAAAAGATAGATGATTTTGCTGATATAGAAAACTGAATATGAGTATATAATGAGAGACTCATAATAGCTTGAAAAAACTGAATATACTCACGATGAGCTAAGAATAAAAACTATAATGAAGTTCTTAGTTATGATTATGTAGCTAGTGGAGAAGTTACTTGCATCTATTCAGACTGAATAGATTTATTTGTAGCGTGGAAGAAAACAGTTGAATGATGAACAACTACTTATGGAATAGATAAACTAAGTGATGAACAGTATAATACATCATGATACCTAATTACTAGAGGATATTATGCTAACTCTCTTAAAGAAGTAAAAGAATGAATAATGGCTTGAATATGATATTCAGCTTTAACAACAGGACAATCTATAGAAATCCAATACTCAGTAGATTGATGAAGTTTTACAAGTCTAAGAACTATAACTCCTACCACAGATACAATAGAGAGTTTTACAGAAGATTTGTTTGTAAGGGATAGATTCCAGTATATCCAATTCAAAATAATTTTAAGTTGAAATTGAACGGACACACCTAGTTTTTATGCATTAGATTTTATGTTTAATAATAATGTTTTAAGATAATGACAACTATCTGATACCAAGATATAGAAGATGTATTATTGAATATAGCTGATCCAAATACATGATGAGCTATTTCTGAAGTACCTTGAGTAAGTTCTCCTAAAATCAATGCATGAGTAAGTGTTTATAATGTAGAATGATGAGGGACTTGAATAGCATGATGGAGTACGGATGTTAGTTGGAGTGCAACAGATTATAACACAGTTAGTTGGTCTAGTGGGAACATATACCTACCTGATTGAACTAGCTTAGCAATAAGTAGTGGAAACACAGGAAATATGAGTTCTACAACTTATATTTATTATGATAGAGATTTATGATGAGTATATACAACTACAACAGCATCAGCTAGTGTAGGAGAAAATAAGATATTACTCTGTGTAGCTAGTCCAACTTCTAGTGGTAAAGATGCAGAATTCCAAGCATTTGGGAATGGAGATCAGAGTACATTTATTCATGCAGATAATATCGCAGCTAATACAATTACATGAAATGAGATTGCTGCAAACACAATTACAGCAAGTGAATTAGATGTAAGTTATCTATCTGCAATAAGTGCTAATTTATGAACAATAACAGCATGAGATATAAGTTGAACAACAATAGTAGCATGAAGTGCAAGTAGTAATGGAGTAAAACTGTATCCATATTCAAGTAGTCAATGAAGAATAGAGTTCTATTATAGTTGAAGTGTAGTATGAGGTATGAGATGAAATTATATATCATGACTTTGAGGTGTGTTATATATTATATGAGGAAGTAGTTGAAGTGGATATATTGTATTAGCATGAAATACAGTAATGGAAGGTAAGTTAAGAATACCAGTTTGAATTGATTTATATGGTTAAAAAAGATGGTAAGCGTAGCATATAATAACATCTGAAAATGAATAGCAGTAAATTGAAGCACAAGAGAAGTCTATTATGGTGCAGATTTTAATCCTACTCCATTTTCAGTTAGTACTTGGGATAGTGCTAATGTTGTTGATGCTACAACTAACTTCGATTTATCAGATTTTCAACCTTGACATGAAGTATGATGCTGAGTAATTAGAGTAGATAGTAGCTCCGATTATAGTAATAGACTATATGGAGATTTTGAGAGGTATGATACCACATGGCATACTTCTCGAAGTTTCTATTGGGATTTCTCTATTGCATGAGCAGGATACTGGTATTGATATATCTTTTTCTGAGTAGATTATGATGAGATATGGGCATGATACTCAAAATATAGAATTCATTATTATACAATGGATAACACTCTAAACTTCTATTCTCCAGAGTTTACATGAGATAATCTATCAATAGATAGTACACAACATAGAGCCTGAGATATACGAGTAGAATGAAGTCATATTTGTTACATAGATTGAACTTGGAGCTGAACGCCATCTAATAAGAAATGATTTAAACATAAAATAGCATTTGATAGTAGTTATTCTGTCAATGTATGATGAGAGAATGCATGACATATATGGTTAGATGATAGTAATGTATTACAAATTTATTATGTTGACCAAGCTTGAACTAAAAGAAGGACATATCCATCAAGAGAACGATATTGAGGAAATGTAAATGTATGAAGCAGTAATAAATGATATATGCGAGTATCCAGTAGTGGCGATGCTGAAGATTGATATGCCCATTTATGTTTTATAGCACCAAATTGAAGTAAGAGAAGGATACTTAATTGACCTCCTATATGATATTCATAATCTGCTTTATAATTTAATCTAGAAATAATGAGAGACCATAGCCAACAATGAGGAGGGGGCGAAAGCAAACAACCACAACAGAAAACATTTAATTCATAAACATTTATATAAATGGCAATAGATAAGAATTCAAAAGCATATCAGAGTCTATTGAATAGCTGATATACAGATGAACAGATTACACAGATGCATGGAGCTGTGGCTTGATGACAATCTACACAAGATGTAATAGCTAACACTCCTGCACAAAATCCTAGTCAGAGGACTACTACACAACCAACTTATCAAAATCAATGAGCTGGTAATTATGTGTATAATGAAAAAACAGGATACTATGAAAATCAGACTGATACAACGAAGAATACAACTAATCAAGGAATAGCACCAAAACCAGAACAGGCTAAACCTATAACTCAAACACAAGGTACTACCGTATCAGAAAATAATCAGAGTGGTGTTATGAAACCATTATCGCAAGATTATTACAATCAGACTTCTGATGAAGCTCAGAGTAAAATCATATCAAATCTAAACAACTATAGACAAACCAATCCTGAATATTTTAGAGATTATGAAAGTTTCAAAAAGAATTTCAGTTATGATGCTAGAAATGATGAGCAGAAACAGACATTAGACTCTTGGTATGGAGGATATCAGAAATGAATGGAACTAGCATGAATACCTACAACAGATTTATACACTCAATATAAGGATGGTCAAGTATCTATGAATGAGCTTGAAAATCTAAGAGTATATGATCCTACAAAATATGCTGAATTACAAGCTCAAATAAATAAATGAAATATTATAGCTGCTTATGATGATGACAAATGAGTAGATACTACTTGAATGAGCTTACAAGATATGGCATATAATACAGCTATGCAAATGTTTACTAAGTTTATGAGTGGAGATAGTTCAAGTGGAGCTAGTCAATATTTCAGAGATTATGAGGAGAAAATGGAATCTCCTGAGATGTTGGCATTATCAGATCAATGTACTGAAGTTCAAGAACAAATGGAGA